AAAATTGCGGAACGCCACGCCGGGCGGGCAGTTGGCCGTAATGGCGGCGTAAGTATTATAGCCGGCGGTCGTTGTCGTCGGCGAATAGGGCAGTTCGACTTTTCCTTCGACGGCCTGCGCGCCGAAAACGTAAAGGTTTTGCGCCGGAATCGTGCCCCCGACGCCGTAAAGGCCGGTATAGTAATGGTAAAGGTCTTGACTCAGTCCGCTCCCAGTCGCGGTGCTGTCTCGCATATCCGCGCCGATTTGGTAGTAATAAGAGCCTGACGATAGGGTGCCTAGGGTAAACCCGACGCGCTGCCATTTGCCGTTGAGCACGATCGACTGACGAGCGAGGTAGGTTGCTCCGGTCGCGGTGATGCTGATCGACGCCGATCGACCGGGCGGTCCCATAACATATACGTCATTCGTGTTCGGGTAGTTCGCGTGGTAGCCGTTGTAAAGAGTTGAAAGCGTTGAATGATTGGTTCCAGACGCCGTCAGCGCGCTTTGCGTAAACAGGTAGGTGTTGTGGCCGCCTAGCGGGTCTGTGACTCCGGGCGCCGCCGCGACTGAGGCGGTTCCGCCGACGCTGCCGGCTGACCATGGCGCGGTGGTAAAATTGCCGGCCTGCTTTAGTTCGTTTGCAACTGCAAACGTGCTTGAGCATGTCGGCAGGAAACCGGGCGAGCCGGGACCGAAAGGCTTAGCGAATTCGATCGGTTGTGCTTGCGGCTGCCAAGCGGGAGTCGCGAGGGCGGGAGCGCCGGCAAGCCCGAGCAGGAATGCGGCGAGAGGTCCGCGAAGACGGCAGAGCATCAGTTCCAGACCTCCGGAACAACCGTGATTGACTTGCTCGCTGTCACGGTCCCGCTCGCCGTGAGGTCTATCACGGTCACGTAGATGGACGTCCCGCTTGCGAGCTTCGTTGCCGGCGCGTTGCCAATCAATGGCGCACACTCTGAGTAGACGCCATCGCCCGCGAAAGCCGAGAACGTGCAGGAATAGGAAGCCAGATGCCCTGCCGATCCCGTCGCCATATCGGCCAGAAACGCTGCGCGATCTCCGCCGCTGGAGCCAAGGGTCGGCGCGGCAGTCCAGAGATCGACCTGGACCTGCGCATTCGCCCAGGCGGTCGATGAAGTGTCGTTGCTATACACCCGCAAACGCGGAATCGATGCGCCGCCCGCCGAGTTCGCGATGGCGAATGTTTGCCCGGACATCGACGTGTTGCATGTTGTATACGTGGCGCTGGAGCAAAGAAGCTGCCCTGTGGCGTAAGCCGTCGTCGAAGAAGACAAGCTCACCGTGACGCTCGGCGCTGTGATCGCGCCGTTGCTAGCGGCGGTCACGGTGCCTGAAATAGACGGCATAGCGAGAACGTTGGCGTTAACGCCCAGACCGTAGCTCCCTGCAGAGCCCCAGGCGGTGACGCTCGCGTAGTTCGCGGAATTGTTCGGATCGGTCACGCCAACCATTGGAAAGAGGCGGCTCGATCCATCCTGCCCTTCGAGCATAGTGGAGCCCGCGCCGGGCGTAACGGTAAGCGTCGTGATGCCCGCTTCGGCGGAAGAGACGCAGAGCGCAAGGCCCAGCGCGAGCGCAAGCGCAGGTTTGTTGGTCTTCACAGGATCACTCCTAGGTTGGCGCTGTTGCAGGCCTGAGAGAAGTCGAGCGCGGCGTCGCAGCCACCACCCGCGCCGCCGCCGGCGCCGAGGTCCATCAGCGTGAGCTGCCCGGCGCGGGCGCCGGCATAGGCGAGCAGCGCCGCTATCAGCGCGAGGGCGAGCCGCTTCGTCATGGCGCGTTGTACCCCTGGGCGCTGCAATAGACCGTTGAAAGCGCCGCGCTCGGCGTAAACTTGAAGGCCGTCGTCGCAGGGACGACGAGCGGAGTCGTGAAAGTCACGTTGCTCCCTCCGCCCGCCGGAAGCGCTTCGACCGTTCCTGCTGTATCGTTGAAGGTGACAGATGCCATCGACGTGCCTGCATCTGTGCGGAAGCACTGTGCGTTGGTGATGTAGAGCTTGCTCGAGGACGGGGCGGCGATAATCTGCGTTTGCGTTGCTGTCGAGACGTTGCCAGAGCCGGAAACCCAGTTCGACTGATTGCCGTAGTTGCTTCCCACGACCTGATTGGCCGCTGTGGCGGCGCCATTGAGTGTGCCGAGATTGACGGTGGGCGCATTCGTGATGGAGGCGTTGACGCCGGGCACAAGGACGGCGCCCGGCGATGTCCCGTAATTCGCCATCGCGCCCAGCGTGCCACCCGCCCAGGTCGTGATTGCGGACGACCCGCCTCCGCCTCCGCCCGCGCCGCCAACGGCGCCAGTCGCAAGACCGGACCCGCCGAGCAAATTGATCGTTGTCGTCGAAGTCGACGTTACGCACGTCATTTGGGTGGCGCCGGTCGGGATCGTGAAGGCGAACCAGCCGCCGTTTGGACCGATATACTGCTGTGCGGTTGAGGAAGTGCTTCCGATCGCGCAGTAGGCGCCATTGGCTGTGCCGACGTTAGTCGCCACGACGACCGCACCGGACGGCAATGTTCCCGTCGCGCCCGATATCGTGGCCGCAATGGGCGTTCCAACAGACGTCGGCGTGAACCCGCCGAGGCTGGCGGAGAACGTCCCCGTGACAGGCAGCGGATTGGACGCGCTTAGCGGGCCCGCACAGTTCCCGCCAGCAGTGCAGCCGGCGAGAGGCACGAAGCCGGGGACCGTGGTGCCGCCGCTGTCTTTATAGGTCTGCGCAAGCGCAGGCGCTGCGGCGAGGACGGCAGCGAACGCGAGTGATCGCACCGCGCGAAGGACGTTTTTCAGCATGGTGAGGGATCTCGGAAGTTAGAGGCCGTGGCCGGCTTAGGACGTTGGAGCCGTCAAAAGCATGTAGTGGATCGAGAGGCGCGCGGCCCCGGCCGAAAAACTTTCCGCGCCGCCGACTGCCGTAAGGGTTATGTTTGCCGCCGAATAATTGGCCAGAGGATTATTAACGCCAAAGCTGGTTGATCCCGCCGCCGGATTGAGCCCGGTTGACGAGTACGAGTTGCCGTTGACCGTGGCGGAAATGCTGAACGTGGTGCACCCCGTTATCGTCGTCGTGACCCGCGCGCTTATCCCGAGAAAGATGCAGTTCGCCGGGATTTGCGTCGAGCACGTAACGGTCGCGCCGCTCAAGCCCGATTGTTGAAACTCGAGCGATGCAAACTGAATACTCGATCCGTTGGCGCCGACCGCCGCTGTGGACGGGGTAGCGTTCGGGACTACCTCGTTAAGCTTGGCGGCTGGCCACCCGCCTGGGGTCGATGCGTCCTGGACGACAATGCGATTGTTCGTCGTGTCAATAACGACTTCGCCTTGAGCGCCGGTGAAGCTCGCGATGCTAGTCGCCGTGTTGCGTCTAAGTTGAAGTTGCTCACTCAAGGCGCTGTCCCCAGATCGATAATGGAAAGAACGCCGCCGACTGTGGAACCAAAATCGTCCGAGACGGAGGCCGTGACGCTCGTCGAGCCGAGGTCGAGAGGGAATCCAGAAAGCAGCTGCTGCGCGATTGGATCCGACAGACCCTCGCCCGTCGGTACGTAAGTGTAGACAGAGCAGCTTGAGAGGCTTTGGACCCCCGCGCCGAAGACGTTGAAGCTCTGAAACTTGAAATAGAGCGTGGCGCCAATAAAATTTGTTGGCAGTGTGTAGGTAGCGATCGCACTGTCCAGCCGGGCGAACGCCGCGCCAGAAGCGTGCGACGCTGCGGTCGTTCCATAAAGTTCACGCGCCAATCCTGTCAGATTATAAGAATTGCCGCTAACGAGAGTCGCCGACTCATAGGCGAGAAGTTCTCCGTCGACCAGAGAGACTGTTGATCCCTGTTGCGCCGACGTCTGCGAAGTACCCGTCAACACGCCCGCGCTTTCCGCAAGGTTCACCGAAAGCGTGTTGACTATATCCCATCCGGTCCCAAGCCCGAGGTTAGCGGTCAAGAAACCCTGACGGACGGGTGCGGTTATTGTCGCGACATTGGAATATGTGACATTGTCAATTGAAATCCAGACAAAAGCGCCGCCCCAGTTCGGATCGGCAATGCCTCCCGCGCCGCCCGACGCGCCAACCCAAATTTGTGGCGTTCCGTTCGTCATCGCTGTCGGCGGCTCGTAAATAAGGGGAGTATTGACCGGAGCCGCCGCGACTGCCTGGTTGGCTTGGTAGCCGTTTGGGCCATTGCTCGGATATAGAGCCGGAGAAGAAACACCAACCTGCAATTCTTCCGCCGTAACAGTCAACAGCCCATTGTCGTCCTCTTCGATGGCAGTGATCCGAACGGGATAGTTGAAGAGCCCGAGATTTTGGTCTGAGATCGTCACTATGTCCATAGGATCTAGCAAACCGTATTCCCAGCTGAGCTTGAAAGTGAAGTGGGCCCGCACATAGAGCCCGCGCTGAAGGATCGTCTGTGCGACGATTGGCCCGATAACGACTTCATCGCAGATTTCATGGGCCTGAATGGTCGAACCGACACGCGGGCCGTACAGCTCGATTTGGCTTTGGTCGCGCGCTTCGACAGGCGTCGCGCCGTACTGGTTGGAACGTGAGAGGCACTCGACGCGCTGGATCGTCGGTAACGAAAACGGATCAAGCCGAGCCGCTCCGACCGGGTCCTTGTTGCCCTTTTGATCGACGAAGTCGAGATCGCTCAAACTATATACCGGGGTAAGGTTGGGGACATAACTAACCGGCACTGAGCAGGTATATGTGATTGAAACAACTTGATTCTCATCACCTTTCGCGAATAGATAAGCGCCGGCTGGTGAGATGCCGTAAGTGCCAGCGGAAGTGGGGGCGCTCGTCCCGGCATAAGTGAGCGACGTCCCCGTAAACGCATATGTCACGCCGCCGTCGGAGACAAAAGTCGCGGCCGCGCAGACGACAATGGTCGGCGGCGGCGTAATTCCAGAACTGGCCTGAGCCGGATTCGGAACCGCCGATTGAACGTTTCGGGTTACGTTCCCCGAAGGGATTATTGTGTCTCCGTAGGGGACAAATTTGAGCTTTCCCCCTGTCCAAACCGCGCCGCAATTGAGAATTTGCAACCACCGCGAAAGAACGCTCGATGCCTGCTCCTGGCTCACCAGCGCGGGACTGAATGCGAGGCCGACCGCTTTGCAATAGGTTTGTAGCGACGCGTCCCCTCCAGAGCCAAAAAGCGTTGTGGCATTTATGCTCCCCGCCGAAAAGCCTGCCCCATATTGCGGGTTGGTCAAAAAGTCGCTGATCACCTGAGCGGGGTCGGCGTCGATACCATTGACCCCGGTCCCCGCGAATAATCCGATCACCTCGAAATTGTGATTGCCGATGTCAGCTGCCGAACCTAGCTGGTAGCTCGCCGCGCAGACATAAGTGGTCCCCTGATACGCCAAAGCCTGCGCAGGCCATTTCGTGCCGAGATAACTCCAGACGGCTTGCGGCGTTGAGCCGTCGAACAAGGTCAGACCGAGCTCCGCGAGTGTATATGTCGATTGATTTCGCCAGATTGTTCCTAGCCCTGATATGGGGCCCTCGCAAAGGGCCATGATGAGGTCGGCGGAGTAGGTGTAGCCGGTTGACGCTCCACCGCCGAACACGCCTCCCTTGCCACTACTGCCGTTGCCGCCATGGGTCTGAAAGTTCGTGTACCAAACGACGTTCGCCGCGATCTTGCTCTGGCCCCAAACTATCGCTATCGGCAGCGTGGTGACCGCTGTTTGCAATTGGAGGCCAGTATAATCTGGCGCCTGGTTGTTCGATTTTTGCCGGAACCAGCTCATTCCGCGAACTCCGGCCATGTTTTGTCAGCGGCCGGCCCCCAGTAACTTGCGAACTTCGCGGTGGGTATGCGGGCCGCGATTTCCGCGTTGCGCTCTATCTCCTCCTCGAAGACGAGGCGCGCTGGATGAAACGCATGAACGATCGTCAGAGGCTTCGGCTTGGTTACAATGCCGCCATGACTGAAGCAGCGGCCATACCTGAACAAAATCACATCACCTGGGAGCGGCGCCTCAACCAGGTACGAGCGCGCGAGCAGGGCGCTGAGATATCTCTCTTCGCCTCGATGCAAGTGCCAGTCCCGGGTATAGGGGCGTGGATCGAACGGCTCGACGAGACCGAGGTCACAGAACACGCGAACGAGCAACATCGCGCAATCGCAACCGTGGCCCTTGACGTCAGCCATGTGATGATATGGCGTGCCGCACCAGTCACGTGCGGCCGCAACAACGTCAGCGCGGCTTGCGGCTTCAATCATAGCCGTCTCAAACGGCGATTTGGGGAGGCGGCACGAACGGAAATCCTCGAAAATTCGCCAAGTTCGAGAAGCGCGAATTGCACGTCGCTCGCGTGTGGTCACAGCCTGCGTACACGGTAAACGAGTCGCCGGTCGACGGAGATGACGGGAGCGGGTAGATCAGCGTCAGCGATGTCCCGGCGACGACGCTTTTCACTGTCGCCCGCACGTTTGCATTGAGGCCTGATGAAAATACAATGGAACCTTGTGAGTGGCTTGCCAGCGCGCCCGCAAATTGGATGAGCGATTCACTCGATCCCGCGCCGACGGATCCGTTCGCCGCATAGGTTCCCTGGATCACGCCGCAGCCCAGATCGTACAGCGTGTGCAGACAGGTCGGCGAATAGATATTCCTCGGCATGTCATAATCCAGCACGACCAGGTCGGAGGCGATCGTCAGCGTTGCGCTTGTCCGGCCGACTACGTCGACCGTGGAGACTCGGCCGTGAAATAGGGTTACGCCGCCAATCGGAGGTTGACCTAGTGCGCTCATGAACACGCGATCACGCTGAACGACTGCTCCGTCCATGGCTCCATCGCGCAGGGCGTTGAGAAACGGCGAGCCGTTGATGAGGTCTGTCGGACGCGCCGCAATTGTGATCTGCTGCTTGTCGACCTCAAGACCGACCGCAGACTTATATTTGAGGCCCTGCACGAGCGGCCCATTGGCGGCGAACGTGAAGCTATTGTAGACGACAGGTTGGTCGACATTGGTGTAGGCGAGAACTACTCCGGTCGACAAAGTGAACGTGAAACAATCGGCGAACGCAATCGGCGAATCCGGCGCCGTTCGCGCTGTGTTGAGAAAACTGATGAGCGCTGTTGTCGCGGTCTTCATGACGTCCGTACCGAGCGGAACTTCAGACTCTCTACCTTCCATAGGTTCGACATGACCTGATCGAAGTCGAGCGAATCATCGTCGAACCGGCATACGAAAGCATATGCAAATGATGAAGTTATCGCAGCGCCACTCGCTGGGGCGGCTGCGAAGCTAAGTGTCGCGGGACTGGTGAGAGTCCAGCCCGTCGTGTTGGCGACAGGAGGCGCCGCGCCAACGAGGAGGCCGCTTACGGGCTCAGTCCAATTCGCGCCGATTGCGATGGGCGTCGCGCCGTTTTGTCTGGTCTCGGCGCCTGTCGTCGTGCCAACATATACGTTCCAGCCGATTGCCGAAGCTGGTGCTGGCGCAATCGGAGATGTGACTACAAGGAGTTGGCCGGACGCGACCGCCAGTGACGCTTCAGACGATGCGAGCGTTTCTCCGGAAGCAGTGACGTAGGTGATTGTGACAAAATATGTTGAGGCGCCCAATAATCCGCCGGAGATGAGCGAGAGCGCTGGGCTGGCGGGGTCAGAAAGGCCCACGCTGGGAATCGCGAGTCCGTTGAGGTAAACGCCGGCAACACTTGTCACCCAACCGACGGGTTCAAGGAAGCCACCGAGCGTCCGTGTGCATACGAAATCTGTTGTCGAGCCATCGCCTGTAGCGATCGTCTGGTTCGTTACTGTATTGTCAGTTGGGTCGGTGTAGAGAAAAGTTCCGAACTGTCCTTGCAGTTGCAAGTAAAGGCCCATCAAATACTGCAGTGACTCAGCGCCGAGGCCGGGGAATGCGGTCGAGCTGGAGGAGAGCCCGTCGAAAGTCGCCTCGAACTGCCAAATCGGGTCTTGGTACAGAGCGTCGCGCACCTCGCGCCCCGAGACATGCGAAGCGACGAGCGTAGAGAAGGTTGGCTTCTTGTGAACGCTCCAGCTTTGACCCGGGAGCGTCGGGAAGGCAGGCGGCGTCATGGTCTCACCGTTGAAAAGTTCACGCTGCGCAACTCGAAAAGCATTGCCATGAACTCCTCGAAGTCGAGGGTGTCCGCGGCAAATCGGCAAAGCCAGAGGACGTCAAAGTCGGCCGAGACAACGACGCCGGCTTCGGGTGCGCTTGCAAAAACAATCTCCGGCGCAAATCCCGCCGTTACTGTCCATCCATTGCTCGATTGTGCGACCCCGTTGAGATAAACGGCGCGAATGGCGGAGGCCCCCGCAACTTGTTCGGTATAACCACCGTAGGAGCGCAGCAAAGCGAAGCTTGTCTGCAGGCCATCAGCGACGCCAAGCGGCTGCGCCGTCGCCGCAGAGAGGCCGGGGGGCGTTAGCCAAAATGGCGTCGTTGCACCACTCATTTGCGCGAAGAACCCGGCGATCGTCTGCATTTCAAGATCTACGGCGTCCGAGCGCAGCAATTCATAGGTGAGCTGGACGTCATAACGGGCGGCCGCGTAACGCGAGTGCCGCGTGGACCGGCCGGAAACATGTTCGGCGACATCGCTAGAGAAGCGCGGCTTGACACGTGTCGACCAACCAAGAGTGGTTAGTGTCGGAAATGTCGGATAGGCGGACGGCGTAGGAGCCGGCGAAGTTGCAAGCGGTGGTAGCGACGGCCCGCGGCCGTTTATCCAGCTGCCAGTCTGCCAGTTGCCCGCGTCGCCCCATTGCGCTGCAAGAATCGGAAAAACTGGGAATGGACGCGCGTCCCAGTTCCAGACACATGAGAACGCGAACTGAACCATTGGAAGGCCGCTCGATGTTGCGGCGTTTCGTTCGTCTAGATTCCAGTATTGATAGATCGCTTCAAGTGTCAGGGTGGCCAGCGTGTCGTCTCGCTGCGGAATGGCGCCCCCACCGGGGACTGGCTGCCAGATCGACCAGTAGGGTGTCCCGCTTTCAACAGACTTTGCGTCAAAAAAGATGTTCGGCTGGTTGGACCCCTTGTCGCAGGCGGGGAGTCCATACTCTATGAACGCCAGCGACTTGGACTGCGCGATCCACTGGGTTGGTGGCCCATGCGGCGCCCAGCCATTGCCGTCGCCATCATCATATGTCGCCTGGTGCGTGTTGTTCCACCACCAGCGCAACTGTTTGTTGGCGAGCAGTTGCTGGTTAGGACTATAGGAGTTGCGCGCTTGAGCGAGTCGGTCGCTTTGAGGCAACGAGACGACCAGGTCAGAACCGTTTGGATCCAAACCTTCGCCACCGCTGACGCTATCGTTGTAATACCAGTTGTATTTCTCGCCTCCCTCGATGTTGGCCTGAAGGTAGGGGATGGAATAGATTGTCGGCGATCCCGTGAGGCCTAACCCGCTCATGGTCGATGGCGGCGGCGGCCATGCGCCGGACGGCGCGGGCTCAAGCCAGTTCAATACGTCGAGACCTCCGACGCCGGTCGTCCAATCGGAAAGCGGCAGGTAGTTGTCGAAGCCGACAATATCTATGTTCGGCGAAGCCCAAAGCGAGTCAAGGTGCGGCCACTGGCCGTTGGCGCCAGGATGTTGATAGCCCATCCAGTCCGACCAATCCGCTGAGTAGGAGATCATATTGGAGAGGGTCGAAAGGTTCTTGGTAAAGCCCTGCGCATCGAGTACGGAGCGGACGTCGTTCGCGAGTTGCTCCAGTCCGGCGACGAACGGGTAATCCCAAATTGCGTTGCCAGAGCCATCGAGCGACCCTGCGGGGGTCCACCCTGGCCCGCGGATCGTTTCCAGTCCGCGCAACTCCGAACCCAGCAGGAACAGATTCACCCCTCCTGCGACCGTGCAGAGCCAAGCGTAATGGAGGATCATTCGGCGATACGTGTAGTCCGTCGACGATCCGGCGTAAGCGACGGTTAAATTGACCGGGTCGGGCGTGAACTGTGTCGGACTAGCCGATCCCAAAAAGGCGTTGACCGCGCTTGTCGATGCGGCGGTGGCGTCGGGTGAATGAGTGATGCGCCCGCGCCACGGGTAGCCGGAGGCAGTCATCAGTAGAAAGGGATAAAACACGACCCTAAAGCCGCGCGCTTTCAAATCGCGAATACAGCGTACGATGCTTTGATCTGAGGGCGTCCCGCCGTATACGAAGCTGGAGCCAGCGGCCGGGATTGGGATCAATCCGGGTGAAGTTTGATTGAGTCCAGATACCCGCCACGGATCGAGGCCGCCGTTTGTTTGCTGGAACGAACCGCCGATATATGTGGTCGATGGATAGACGTGACACGCACCCGCCTCAAGAGAGTCTGCAAACCAAGCGCATACGACGGAGACGGTGGAGCATTCCGGATGCGCGGCCTGCAATTGATCGATCGAGTAACTGTAATCGGTCTTTGATCCGCCCGGAGCATAGAATGTGTTGATCGGTTGAGATGTTCCGGTGGCGCGCTGGCCATCGTAGGGAATGCTATCATAGGTAAATTCGCCGGTGGCCGGCAGCAAATGGACGCCCGCGATATATCCCATCGTCTGGCCTCAAGGCGACGATAGCCGGCGCGTTCCCAGATGCGCGCCGTGCCGTACGGCTTCGTCAATTGCTTTCATCATCGTGGAGCTATTTGCCTTCATCCATTGAGCGACGGAACCGGAGTCGACTGCGGAGACGTGGAAGTTCGTGGTGGGGTGAATGTGAACCGACGCCCGAGAAGTGGCGCCTTGTGTTGGCTCGCTGGAGAGCAGATCGCGAAAAGCGCCGGCCTGCGCTGCGGGCATTATCAATTCGTTATGGTGGACGAGCGTCAGCATATCCGCAGGCACGCTCCACATGCCGATGTCGGCGGAAGCGACGGCTCCTGCGGCGCTCGCAACGGTGGCTTGTGCGGCCGCCGCCGGTCCGGCCGCGAAGGGACCCATAATCGGCGCGAGGAAGCCAAATACGCCAGCGAACGCTTCGGCTGCCGAAGCCAGGATTGAGCGAATGATCGTCGCGCCTTGCGTTGCCAGCGACGCCGCGGCTCCGGCCTCCTCGGCGCCCGTCCGTGCAGCGACGCCCGCCGTTGTGGCGGAAGTCTTCGCCGCCTCTGCCGCAAGAGATTGAATAACGGTGCGCTCGCTCCACTCGATAAAGTTTATCAGTAGATCCTCAAGCACGTTTTTGAAGGCCGTATGCCAGTTCTCGGTTCCAGAAAGCAACCCGTGCAACTGTGAGTTAAACGCTTGCGATATTGTGTTGCCGAATGCCTCATACTCGCGCTGCTGTTCGTCCAAAGACTGTCGAACAATTGTTGCCATTTGATCCTGATGCCGTCGCTCGGCGTCTAGAATCTGGTCGAGAATTCGCTGTTTCTGTGCGAGCGATTGATCGCCGAGCGCGGCTTCTCGCTGCAACAACGCCAGCTGAGCGGCATATTCCTCGTCGAGCGCGGAGCCGGAAAGGCTGACTTTTTGCTGCTCGGTGATCCGGTGCTCACGCGCATCATCGGCGTAGATCGCGAGCTTCTGCTTCAACCCATCCTGTAGCGCTTTAATCTCTTCGGAGATCGCCTCTCGGCTCGCGCGCATCGCATCGGCATAGGCCGCGTCGTCGCCGGATCGAATCGCCGCGGCGGCCTGTGCGTGAGCTGCGGCCAACGACGACTCGAGTGCGGCGGACGCCTCAAGGGCGGAATCGTAGGATTTGAGATGCGCAGGGTCGAACGCTTTGCCGATCGAGGCGCCCAACGCCGCGTATTGTCCATTCAATTGCTCGAACGGCGCCGAGAGACCGGCGAGCGCGTCGCGGGCTTCGCCGACGCCGGAGACGAGGTCGCCAACCGATGCCGAGAAGTTGACGGCTACATTTGCGTCGGACATAGCGCGGGCCTCCTCTAGCGGCTGGTTGATTGGAGGCGCGGGGCGGGCGCCTGCCTCTTAAAGCGCTCCGCCCGGGAATGCGGCTTTGATCTCGTCGATGGTCGGGTGACGAGGCGCGGCCGCGGCCGCTTCAGGCGGTCGATATTTCAAAGCCGCCGCGATGAGCCAATGCGCCGGCGGGCGCGCGCGCCATTCGGCATGCAATGCACGGAAGCGGGGTAGGGTTAGGCAGTCGAGCGCCTGATCCCAAGTCCAGCCCGTGTTCGCGACGACCTGAGCGGTTATCGCGTCAAAATCGATTTTCCCGGAGCTGGCGACGCCTCCGGCGTCGCGTCGCTTGATTTTGCGCGTAGACCCGCCGCCTGGGCGACGGAAGGAAATGCGAGGATCAAATCGCCCACCGTGAACGACAGGTCGAGGAAGGCGTCATAGGTTAAAGCCGGATCAACCTGTGAGATCGCGCGCCATGTTGCCTCGGCGAGGCGTTCGATTTGCACTTCGCCGAGCGCGGCGACGCTCTGCGTCGTGATCGCTTGGCCGCCAGCGTCGGTGTAAACCTGGAACAACGCCGGTTGGATCGCTTTGATCGCGCGAAACGGCAGATGCGGCAAATCCCATCGACGCCCCGCGAGCGTGACCGGGAAGGTTTCCTCGCTCAAGCGGCGTCTCCGAAGTTGAGCTGACAGACCTGGCCAGCCGAGTTGGCAAAACACTGAAAATCGAGTTCGGGCACCATGAAGTCCTCGAGCTTGGTGCCGAAGGCAAGTTTTTCGGCGACGC